TGCCGGCCGCTCTGGCGCTGTACATCAAGGCCGGCGGACGAACGCTGCAAGGGCTGGTCAAACGCCGCGCCCATGAAGGTGCGATCTGGATGCAAGAAGACGACGGAATCATGAAATTCATCGCTCAGCACGACACGCTGCTCAAGAAGGCTGCAATCGACAGCCACTATCTCTCAGATGCCGGCAAGAAAGCGATCGCCAAGGGTGAACTGGTCGCTGTCACCAAGGTCGACGAGATCCCGGGCGACAGTCATGCCTGGGTGACGCTGAACGGTGGCGCAGGTCGCTGGGCGATCTTCATGCCGCACTGGATCGAGGAGAAGGCCCTGCCCGCTCCCGCTCCGGCGGTCAAGGTGAACTGGAATGACTTCAGCGCACCGGTGGGCAAGTACATCACCGTGGGCGAAGTGCTGCAATACGATGCACGCCGCAAGCCTCGGCCGGGCAGCGCAGAGGAGAAAGCATTGATCGAGCTCTGCAAGCAGTTTGATGCGATCCGCTCAGTCTGGAATGGCCCGATCGGCGTGACCAGTGGCTTCCGCCCTGAGCCGATCAACACGCAGGTCGGCGGCGCGAAGAACAGCTATCACGTCCGCGGCATGGCGCTGGACATCTACCCCGTGGGCGAATCGATCAGCAAGTTCCACCAGTGGCTCGTGCAGCGCTGGAGCGGCGGCTACGGCGATGGCCGCATGCGTGGCTTCATCCATATCGATACCCGTGAAAACGGTCGATTCCATCCACGACCGGGAGCAAAACCCGCCGCGATCTGGGATTACTGAGCCTCGTTAGACTGGCTCCATCGCGTATAGGAATGGCGAACCCGTATGGCCGTCATTGACAAGATCAATCGCAAAGGCATTGACGGCAAGCGGGTGATCACCGGCCCTACCGAGCTGGTTGGCCCGAAGTCCGGTGATACCAAGAGCGACTTCTCCCGCCTGAGTGGCATCCTCGGTGCTGTTGATCAGTACGAGATCACCGACGGCGCCGGAACCAACGCAGGCGCTTACACCATCACCCTGCGCGCTTACAGCGAGAACGGCTTCACGGCCTCCCATCGCGCTGTGGGCGATGTGGCTGTCCTGCGTCAGATCAACGGTATCGCGGCGCCGGGTGCTGCGGTGAACTGCCTGGATCGCAAGAAGCCCTCCAGTGGCACATCGCCCGTGACTTTCGGTCCCTTCACCGTACTGGCCGGCGATCGCCTCTGGGTCGTCGTTGAGCACAAGGACTACTCGACGCTGAAGTATCAGCTCGAGGTCGACTTCTCCGTCTGATACCCGTAGCTCAGCCCTGGCCGCGCTTCTTCTTGCGGCCGTGGTTGGGCTTGCTGCGCCGGCCCTGTCCTTGGCGCGTCGTTTTCTCGGTCGGCTCCTTGTGGCGCGCGCCGGTTGGCGATGCTTTGATCTTGCCCATCAGACCAGGCGAATCGCCAGGGCGCTTGCGTTGAACTGAACGGTATCGCCGCCGACCACATCAACAGAAGATGTGAGCTGACCTGAGGCCAGGAAGTTGCCGCCAGTCACTGCGTCCCAAACCCCGAAGTGCGTCACCGTGGCACTACCGGCAGCATTGGTGGTCATCTGCACCGAGTTGCTGTTGGTGATCTGAAAGCCACCACCAGGTGCCGCGCCAACCGTGCTGAAGGTCGAGGTCGTGATCGCAGTGCGGTTTGCGCTGCCGGTCACTGTGGCCTGCACGTCGTTATTAGTGCCAGCGGTGCCGGGGTCACCGGAATGCAGGCTGACATAGACCGTGGTCAGCGCAGTCGGGAACGACGATCCCTTGATCCATACCAGAATTTTGTCGGCAAGATACTGGGAAAACGCCATGTCCTCTCTGGACCTTCCGTGGGCAGTAGAACGATTCTAGGCGGCGCGATTAGGGCCAGGTTCAGTAGCCGTAGCCGCCGCCGTAAGGTATCTCGCTGGTGAGCGTACCGGTGCTTGCGGATGTACCGGTTGCTGCGCCACTCAGCCGCCATGTCGCCTTCAGTCGACCGCTGGGCAGCATGGATCCACCGGCGGCGCCACGCATGATGGTCAATGTCAGCGCAGGCACTGCTGTACCTCCTGCTGCGCCGGTCGCTTCTTTGATGGCGTTGGGATTGACGAGCGTGCCAGTGCCGAGCAGCGCCCCTGTCGCAGGGCCAACGATCTTGATCAGCGGGATCCGTGCAGCCAGTGGAGCGCGGCCGAGTGCTGCCCCGTTGAGTAAGGCGTAGCGCCCAACGCTGATCGTGATCGCGTAAGGGACGGCCTGCCACTGGTTGCTTGAGACCGTGATGTAGTACAGCCCCGCCGGCAGTCCAAGCAGGCTTTCATCGAAGCTGGTGCCGTGTAGATCAGTTTCGTATCCGTAGCCGGCGGTATCGATCGGCACCGGATTGCGATCGGCATCAAGAATCCCAACACTTACAAAGCGATCGGTGAATGCGCCGGTGCTGCGCTTACGGACCTGGAGATCAACCCGCCGCGGCAGGACCACCTTGAAGTAGAGCGTGCTGGCGCCAGCCTGCGAACCGATCTGCCCACCGAGGTCAGCGATCAAGATGTCAGTGGTCCCCAGGTCCAGGGATTTCGTGATCGCGTTGTACTTGGTGTAGTAGGGCCTCAGGAACGAGGGCAGCGTTGAATCACTGCCGCCGTAACGACTGCGCAGCTCCTCGTAAGCGGCGGTCTGCGTCAGTGCCATCAGACGTCATACACGCGGCACTCTTCCGCGCCAGGGTTTTCTTCGCAGTAGAGCAGGAACTTGCGCCGCAGCCCGGAATCCAGTGGATCAGCGGGCGGGCTCTTCGATGATTCGAGACTGCATGCGCCCTCGAGGGGCTTCGCTGCATTGCGGTCTTCCATATAATGTCCACCAAGATACGGCCATGCTAGAGAAAGCGGGCGCTGCGGTATCTGGATGATGCAACCAGGCGCCGCCGCACGGTGATCAGGCGCACGGCGGTTCACTCACCAGCTCAGGGAAACGACAAAAACCCGAGCTCCTGGAAGTAGATCCCCTGACGTCGTTCTTCTTCGGGGAGCCGAATTCGGCTGATTCACGCTAACGCCTGAGCGATGCAACACGATGCCGCGGCAGTTGCGGCCTCAGCCTGCGGGCGAAGTCGTCAGCATTGCATCCACTGAAGCGAATGCAGCGATCGCGTCCGATTTGGTTGAACTGGTCAGGTGCATAGCCGAGTCGCCGCAGCCAGCGACGAACCATCCGCGTATCGGCGTAGTTCCGCGCCCGGGTGCCGAATGGGATCTCGTAGCGGTTGTTACGGATGCGCCCTTTGTCGCACCACAGTGAGACGATGCCGCGATGCCCGGCGATGTCCAGCAGGTCGTCAGAGATGGTGTACGTGTCGCGTGGGTAGAGCAGCTCGTAGACGCGATACAGCCCCTCGCCGTGACAGCGGAGCCGGCGATCGTCGTAGAACCCGTCGGTCTGGACTGTGTCGATCACCAGGTCGAGTGGGCCGTCGTGCAGCTTATGAAGTTGCCGGCTCTGATGCAGCAGATAGGTCAGATCCGTCTCCCGCCGCGTAATCTCCAACCAGGGGCGCTTGCGTGAACCCAGTAGCCTGATCCTCCCGCGTCCCAAGCAGTAGCTCAGTGCGAGCGCTACGAATGGTGCTGACATCCCAGACCTCGTCAGTGAACAGATGCATGCGCGTCCGCGGCGCATAGGGAAGCAGGGCCTCGCGGATCTTGCGGGCCTGGGCCGGATCGAAGTGCAGACGCGGGCGGACATGCGTCTCGCTCAGCGAGGACTCCGCACCGGTCAGGATCCCTAGCCACTGGCAGACCAGCAGAGCCTCATCGAAGCCGTGCCCGACTCGCGCCAGATCGACACTGCCGTCGTCTGCGGGCCTGGCCCCCTCTGCCCAGAGCCATGCCGCAGCCTGAGCGCCGAGCATGTCGAGTGCCGTCTGCGTGAGCTCGCGGTCGCCTCGCGGGTAAAGCAGGTTGTAGACCGGCCGCAGCTTGGTCGTCGAAACCCGGAAGCGCAGAACGGACGTACTACGACCATTGGCGCGCGGCTTCGTTTTGTAGTGAACAATCTGCGCCTTCGTGGGGATGAATTGGCGGAATTCGGCCACTTTCTCCTCGAGAAACGCGGACTCCCGGATCCCCGCTGTCAGGGTCAACTGGATATAACCCCCTCCAGGACAGCGATATGGGACAAGACTCCCATCCGCGAGGAGTAGCCCGAGCAGTCCGCGGACGTCTGTAGCGTCCAATTTTTCGCCCTACAAAACCTTACTATAGTCAGACACAGGAGGCAGTTCGCCTGCCTTCTCACTCGCCTTAACCCTCTTCGGAGCATTTGATCCCATGTGGATTGACAATGACTTCCCGAAGCTGTTAGGTGCCGAGCTGTATCGGCCTCACCCGAGTTATATCGTGGAGATGGCTGTAGAGCCAGTTGTTGTACACGACTTCGCGAAACAGCCAGGCCAGACTGTACAGCTTGACCGTTGATTACCGGTTAGCGGTCATTAAATCCCGTGAATTCAGGGAACCCCGCTTAAGTATTTAGATCGGCTTTGCCGAGAACCTTGACAAGGAAAGCCAGCAATCTGGCAGAAGCACATACGCTCTCGGCAACGCCTTGAGCGATGGGGAATCCTGAGCCAAGCCACCCAGGGATGGGTGGAAGGTGCAACGACTAGGTCATGGAGTCCAGAACGGACGGTAAAGGCCCACGAGCGCGGGACAGCCGCAAGGCTGAAGAGATAGTCTGACCTGCATCGATGGTAAAGATGCAGAACCATTGGATAAAGAGCCAATGGGGTAACAAAGTGTACCGCTTCTGGGGAGCCCCGGGAACAAAGGACAGCCGTGAGCGCACTGCTGACCAAACCCTGGGCACCGCATCTTCTCGTAGTATCGTTAAGGATAAGGTCCTTGTTTCGCTCAAGGAATATACCGGACCTGCAGATCCCACCGATACGAGTGCACCTTCTACATTCAAGGTCGCGAGAGAAACTCTACTTACCGCCCAGCGTCTTTTGCTGGATACCGGTAACCTGAATGTCTTCCATCAATCGATCGGAAGCCTTACCCTCCTCGACGATTACCGCCGCTGGCGTGATCGTGTGTTCGCTGATGAGCTGTTCAAAGCGGAGGCCAATGGCGCCGCTGATAGCACCAAAGGTGGTTACTTCTACCCCCTGAAGAAGTCGAAGGCGTCTGGTGCGCCTTTCCTGACTTATGGTGCCGGTGAATCGGCCAAGTTTGATGTCAAGACCGACCTCCTCGAGGTGGTCAAGGACATGCGCAAGCGAAACGTCCCCACCTTCGCTGATGGGTACTATCGCTGCATTGCGGATCCCACCGCAATGATGCACCTGCGTCAAAACGATGCGTTCCGTGAGATCGCTCGTTATGCAGGCAATGGCATGGTCAACCCCATGCAACCCGAGCTGGCTCCCAACGCTACGTTCTTCCGTGGCATGGGTCCCGCTTATGGCCAGGCCGGCTTCGTCGCCGGTCAGCCCGTGATGCCCAGCGGGTTTCTATTTGAGGGGGTAAACCAAACTGCCCCGGTCCCGGCGTAAGCCAGGACCTAGTTCAGGGTGAATTGCTGGAAAGCCACTCGAAACTGTCAGTGCTACAACGCAGCCGGCAACGGCATACGTGAAAGCTTGAAAAACTGGCAGCAGGCCAATCAGCAGCCAAGCCGCCCCAGGAATGGGCGGAAGGTTCAACGACTAGAAGCCGAGACCAGACCGGTCGGTAATGCTTCCACGAGCGCCCTGGCTCCTGTCTTATCTTTCCACCAGCTTGACTCGCGATTAAGCCAGTATCTGGAGAACCGAAGAAACTTGCGCTCCATCCTTGAGGCGCCACCCTCTTCTGAGTAGATCCACTCCAGAACCCGCTGATCTCCGCGAACGCCCTGGAGGACGTATACCACTCCTCCCGTGCAGGACGAGACTTGACGGTATTTCGACAGACGTCGCCCCGTGCAACGCTCGATCAGCTCTTGGGCTTCATCAATCCAGTCTTCTGAGCCGCTAGAGAACTTGAAGTTGATCTTCCCGACGGTCCCGTCCCCGTCGAGGCACCCGCGGAAATAAGCCGCAGGGTACGCGAAAGCGCAAGGTGACAGCCGTAAGATCTTGGTTTTGCGGTGCTGGATGCCTTGGATCGCCAAGTCTCCGGCCATTTGCTTGGAAGTGAAGCGGACGACTCGCGCGCGTCTCGTCTTGCCCTCGCCCAAAAATGCCGAGTGGGTTACTTCGCGGGTACGGACAAACATCTGGGCCCCGACGGCAGTCGCAAAGTCGTCAACGAGCTCAGCGTCGGCGATGGTCTGGGAAAGTGAAATCCTAGAGTTCTCGCTGACGCAGCCATCCGTGGCTAGGACCCCGATCCAGTACGCCTTTTCAGGGCGGTCAATGGCGGAGAAGTAGCCGACGTCGAGCGTTTCGGCAGATTCTGCTGAGTGGGTGCCTCGACGACGCGCTTCACCTGTCGCGCGGACCTTCATATTTCCGGTCGACTCCGTGAAAGATGGAATCCCGTGCTTCCTCCGGTGGTATCGGATGGTCGCTTGGCAGACCCCAAGCTCAAGTCCGATTTCCTCGTCCGAGTATTCCAGCGCTCTGGCCCTAAGCCAGGCCGGATCCAGTCCTGCGAGTTTCAAGGTGTTCCATGACAGGAGTAAGAGATAGTCTGAACTGCCGGGTCGAGTTTTGTTGACCGGCAGAGCCAGTGGATAAAGAGCCACTGGGGTAACACACTGACGTTGGTTCGAAAGTACTAACCTCCCCGAGAAGAGCCTGCAGGTGACCATCACCGACGCGTCGATTACTTCGGCCGTCACCACTGCTGCTCCGATGCTGTTCTTCGGCCCTCAGGCCGTTGGCGTGGGCATCGGCGGCAACAACGCCCAGATTCTGCTGAACAACAACGACGATTTCAGTCGTTTCATCATCATGATCTGGTCCCTCTTCGCCGGTTTCGAGATCCTGAACAAGGACTTCGTGACCGTGGCGTACTCCTTCGTTTACTGATAGGAGGTACTAGACATGGCGAAGAAGATCTACCCGGGTAACTGGGTCAACGCTCTCAGCTCGTATCAGGGCCAGCCCGTTGTGGCGATCCCTGGCCGCGTGTACTACCACGTCACCGGTTACGCGCTGATCACTGGCACTGGTGCCACCAGCTGGGACATCACCATCCCCAGCCCTGACCTGCGCGGTGATGACAAGCCTCGTGCTGACATCACTTCGCTCGTGGTGCCCTCGGGCGCCAAGGTGTACGGCCTGTCCCTGCGTGTGCCTGACATGCGCAAGGACCGCGGAGTTGGCACTGCCTTCTCCGGCATCGTTGGCACCAACAGCAACGAGCTGAAGGTTGCCACCGCTATCGGCGATGACGATGCCCTGGCCGATAACGACCTGGCCACCGTGGCCGCTGATGTCGTGGTGGCAAGCACCACCATTGCTCCGACGTCGACCTTCAAGAGCATCATCACCCCCGTCGCTCAGACCGCTGCCCGCACCCTCAAGGTGTTCTCGGACAACGGCGCCCAGGCGGCTGGTTCGGCGATGACCTCGACGGTGACAGGTGGCACCCCGATCATCGTGGACGTGTTCTACTTCCTCGATGACGTGGCCTCCGACCTGAACGACGTGCGGCTGCCGTACATCACCGAGTCCTGAGTCAAGGGCTCCTGGGGTTTATCCCTACAATGAGGGCGTCTGAATGATCAGGCGCCCTTTTTTGTTTGTGCGTTATGGCGCTGTACCAGAACACGAAGAACGGACAGATCGTTGAGTTCATCGCCCATCACGACAAGGACTGGGCCATGATCAAGAACGCGCAGGGCTCGATCCAGTACATCGCCCTGGCGGACCTCGTCTCCTATGAGCCCGGCAAGGGGCGCACTGGCGAGACTCCGCTGCCTCAGTCTGCTGAGCGTCCCGTCGACGAAGATGCGATCCCGGAGTCAGTGATCCCCGT